GTTTTATCAGCAAAATTAGATATCGATGTTTTTACACCATTCAATTCTGCTTGCCCTGCTACGGGATCTGCTTTTATCTTCGCCATTTTCGCTTCTACCAAGATGTCAATTTCATCTTTCTTCTGGTTTTGCAGCGTATAGTACGTTTCATAAAGCTTCCTATTTTCAGCTTCCGTCTCCGGAGTATACTGAAATGCCATTTCTGATTTCAAACCTTTCATCTCATTAACCGCCTTTTGGTCAATGCCGTGTCTATTCCCCCTTAAGACCTGAATTTCTTCCTCAGAAATTCCCATCTCTTCCATTAGCTCCGTTTTAATAGCCTCTCTCCAGTAAGAACCTTTTGTTTCAAGCTCTTTCTTAATAGCGTTATTCGATATTACTTCTCTTAAAGAATCAACATCTTTAACGCCTTCTGGCATATCAAAATCTTCGTCATTTTCTTTATAATAACCTAAAGCGCTTGTTACGAACTCTTCCTCTTGTTGTTTCAAGTCCGCAAGATCTTCTTCACTTTCCTCTTCCGCTCCTTCTTCTTCCTCTTCTTCTTCAGCAACTATATTGCCTTCTTCATCAATGGGATTTCCTTCTCCATCGAATCTCTGAATTTGATCTTCTTCTTCGTTTAGGTCGTCACCCGACTCTTCAGCCGTAATGCTATTGTCAGGTGTTTTTGATGTGGGAATTTCAGTTTCTACCGTTATTTCCTCGAAATCATCTTCGGGATTACTGAATTCTCCTGCTAAATTAGGTGTTTTAAAACTCATTTTCAATTATTTTTTAATAATTTTTAAAAATATTTTTAAATTAACTCTTAGAAGCGCCTCTTTTTATAGCTAACTCCTCTTTTTTCTCTTCATGTGTCAGTAGCCTATGCTTATGATCTAAGTCTCTTTGCTCTCTATTGTTTGTCAAGAAGTCCGCCTGGTTGTCTTCATCAACATCTTGACCATTAGCCATAAATAGACTTCTCAGATACGCACTCTTTAATTTAACTTCGTTGTCCTTATCTGCTCTTAAGTCTTTCCTATTCTCAATCTCTATGTCTGCCTCTATCTTTTTCTGTATGGCTTGGTTCTGACCGTCTATCTGAGCCTTTTGCATTTTCTGCTGTTCCAGTGCTGTCGCTCTTTCTGCATCTTCAGCTATATCCATTAGCTCTCCCATAGTATCTGCTCCCACCAATCCAGCTATCTCACTTATCTTACCTCCTTGGTTTATGTAGTTTAATACATATTGTCTTAATACTTCTAAGTTGGCCTTCTTATCTGGAGTGTCATTTATTTCCGCCCGAACTGGTGACCCTGCTATCTCATCAAAGTTTTCTTCGTAATGGACTCTGAGCTCGTCATCTAAATAGCAGTCTTTTATTTCGTCATTATCTTTATATGAATAGAAAGCTCCCCACATCATAGCATTGTATACTCTCTCTCTTACTCTCCTACTCATCGAAAACAATCTATACTTCCGCCTATCTGCATTAGCTAAACTTGCATTTACATTAGCCTGATTAGCATATTGCCCCAAACTACTAAAGTCTGCTTGCGTTGTAGACCCAGCTTCTATAAGCTGGTTTTCATAGAAGTTGATCAGCTGTATGTATGACTGGTGATTTGCATTACTCCCCAGGTTTATAGCATATATATCTTGATTGTTACTATTCCTGTTATTTGAGTTTCTAACTATCGTCTTGAACTTATACAACATATTAAAGAAAGCCTGTGGTCCACCCTTCTTCATTGCAATAGATTGCTCATCTACCACCAATGCTGTACCTATATCATTTACGATACTGTCCATTAGGACATCGTGTAAGACAGTTATTCTGAATTGCGAGGGTTTCATATGGTCCACAAGACTTGAGTTCTTTATGGCACCGCAAAGGGTATTATATACCGCTCCGTAAACCCCAAGCTTTGGCTTGTCTATATCCCCCACGCATTCTACTTGTCCTCTTACTGGACCCATATCGAAATACATGTCTCCACATATTGTTCCTTCATATGTTTCTGGAACTGCCGTATTCTCTATTTTTAAATCTCCCCGAGATCTGTTAAATTTATAATTCTCCCCCCTGATCAACTCTACTATCCTTTCTTCTGTACCTACAAGCTTTTTTCTATGTACTTTCTTAGCTTTCTTTAGCCATCTCCATGTACAGTAGGTTACTTTGATTCCTCTCTTATCATTGACATATGAGTTCATTAGCCCCTCGAAAACGCTATTGGCCCATATCTTACCATCCTCCTGAATCGGATATGACTTCTCAAATTCTCCCGCTTCGTTTACTCTTCCATAGGTATCTACTTCTATTTCGAAAGATAAAGCATTGGGGTTTGTGTGATTCAATGTTACATCCGCCAATCCATTGTCAAAATGCGACATCGGTATCGGCTCCATCATCCTTTCGAGTTCTTTTAGCTCTTTATTCCCAAACTTATCAAAGTACTCTGTTACTAACTCTACTGGCGTCAGCCACCTATCGTACTTGAACCATAGCCCATCTTCAACAAATTCACTGTTATTTGATAGGCACCATGCGCTATTGAATGTAGGGATCGACTCCATATACACTTTGTTGTACCCGAATCTTCTCCTATAGAATTCCATACCATTTGCTATGACATGGTTGGCTCCTTTTTCTAACTCGTAATTTAAGTCAGATTTCACAGAGCTAATCTCTAATAGCTTTTTCATTAGCTTTTCGGTAGGCACCTTCGATCGCTTCATTGCTTTATCGATCTCTGGTCCCATTAGTTCGTTGGCTATTGCTTGGACTTGCTCGTTAGCTGATTGTGATTGATCTGGTGGTATTTCTCCGCCATATTGGGCCATTACTCTATTCTTTGCTTCTTGTAGACTTGGATTGAAATATAAGTCCGCTAACCTTTGGTGTATTATTCCTATTTGAGCATCTTTCTTATATTTTGCTGCAGACCTACAATGGTCGACTACTACTGGTTTGTTGTTTTGATTCATTAAAGATGAAAGAACTCCTTGCCCTATCTTATCGATCCTTGATGTATGGTTTACTTTTGTCCGCCCATATTTGATATTTCCATACCCTTCGATATTCATATCTACATTCAAGCCTTTGGCATTTAGGTTTGGCCACCTACCATAAAGGAGGTTTAAGTTCTCTATATGCCTCTCCTTCATTTTCTCGCTCATCTCCTGACCACATATCATATCTATGATGGATCTTATGATGGCAAAGTTCTTGAGCTTCTTGCGAGAATCCGACAATACTAAGTTATTTAACTTAGATAAATCCAAGTCATTCTCATGCCTTCTATCACGTTCGTGATCACGGTCTACTCTTACTGAGAAGTCCTTCCCACTACTTTTTGTCGAAAATGTCATTACTCAAAGTTACTGATTTTAGTAATCAAATGCATCATTCTGCTCTTGCTCGTACTCTACCACTGTCTCCATAAACCTTTGAAATAGATCGTTTCCATGGCCCTTACCCTTTTCTAACGATCCATCCATCATCCTCTGCTTTATATATAGACATATTACAAAGAAACATGACATGTAATCATAGTTCCCACCCTTCTTGTAGAATATGATGTCATTAAGTAGATATTCTGAATCTAACTTATCTACCATCCATACATCTACTTTCTCTTTGTTCTCTCCCTCTCCTATTTCTTTTGTATCTACTACTGTCGATAATATTTCCCCCGCCAAAGTCATCAGTCCCGGCGTCATTCCTGGAGAAATATAAACTCCTACTCCTTCCTTCATAGATGCTCCAGGCATAATATTCCTTTTTGCATCTATAGGGCAATCCTCCAATAAGTCATACCATCCTATCTGTCTTGTGTAATTAAGGATATTGGGCTTATTGATCTCTGGTCCTAACTTACATTGGTATAAAGCAGCAAGCTTTAATGCTTCTTTGTCATTCTTGTCTTGTGCATGCTCTCCATATATCCTATATATCTTTTCTGCTACTATCGTAAATCTCAACCTATCCTTCCGCCCTGTCGTGAACTTAAATACACTGACTACGCAAAATGAGGTACCGTCTGCATGCTCTATACTATCATATGCTGCCAAGTAATCTGCTTCTTCAGTGATCTTACCTGATAAATCCATTAACGGCGGCTCATATAAAACATAAGCCCCTCCATGCATATGCTGTGGTAGGTCTTTTTTCATCCCCGCTTTCGTGATAGGGATTAGGTCTTCGTCTCTCCTAAACTTAACTTCTCTCCTATCGAAGTCGATAACATCAATGTCACCTATCATTACTCCCTCTCTCTTATCAAGGTCCACCATTTGAAGCATAGTAAGCCTTTCTGATGCCCTCTCTACTGGAAGTGTAGTACTTGACTCCTGCATGAACATATCTGGCGGTCTTAAAGGAAACTGCGTGATATGATCTATGAATGCTTTTCTTCCCTCTTTCTTTTTTATCTCACGAATACTCATCTCGTGATTCCAAGCTTCATCTAACAAAAGATTTCCTACATCGTCCCTAAGTCCCTTTCCTATAAATGTCGCCGGTAAAAACCTTCCAGTTCTATTATTTGAGTGCATATATAGATCTGGATACGATACTGCTCCAATCATCTTAGGTTTTACAAATGGCTCCATAGCATTTTGAGAGAATTTCATTTCCCCGCCCGTTCCATCATATCCTATTGGTCCAAACTTTGTATCTTTTGTTGTAGATGGGTTCGTCAAGTTATGGGGCGTCATTAAATCCTTCCATGTCCCTATCTCTGTTCCATTTATAAAAGTAGGATC